AGAAGCTGAAGTTAAAATGAGCGAGAATATTGCTCAAATGAACGATAAGTTCTCAAAAGCTATTTCTGAACTTACAGATGTAGTTATCGAACTTACTAAAACTCCTTCAGTTGCTCCTACTCAACCAAAGCAATTCACAAAGCATTTCGAATCTAAAAACGACAAAATCTCTCGTTTTCTTTCTAATTACGCAAAATAAATTTTTAAAAACTTAAAATTTAATAACAATGGCTTTTGATGTTTCAGCATTAGCAAATTATACCAAAGAGAATGAAGCTCTATTGGTAACTTCTTCCGTACTCGGAAGCAAAACCGCTTCTTTGATTAAATCTCAAGGAAATGTAATGGTAGGTGTAAAATCTGCCGAGACTATCAACATTATGGACACTGACGCTATCTTCCAAGCAGGTGGCTCTTGCGGTTTCAACGCAAGTGGTTCAACTACTTTCACGCAGCGTACTGTAACTGTTGGTAAGATTAAAGTAAACGAATCTCTTTGCCCTAAAGACCTTGAAGCAAAATATTTGCAGAAGGCTTTACCAGAGGGAAGCCGCTACGATTCAATCGCTTTCGCTTCTGACTATACAGACAAGAAAGCTGCTCGTATTGCTGCTCAACTTGAAACTGCTATCTGGCAAGGTTCAACAGGAAGTGCGAATGTAAACCTAAACAAATTCCAAGGTTTGGTTACTTTGGTTGGTACTTCTGCGGTAGAAGCTAACAACGCTACTTATTACGGTGGTACTGCAACTGCAATCACTACTGCGAATGTAGTTGCTATCTTCGATGCTCTTTACAAAGCAATCCCTGCAACTGTTGTAGCAAAAGATGATATGACTATCTGGTGTGGTCAAGACGTATTCCGTACTTATACAATCGCATTGAAGAACGCTAATATGTTCAACTATGCTTTCGATGGTAAGGCTGATAGCGAGTTCTTCTTACCCGGTACTCCGATTAAAGTTGTAGCAACTCCCGGTTTGAACGGTGTAAATAAGATTTATGCTATCCGTTTGAGCAATATGTTCTTGGGAACTGACCTTCTTAATGAAGAAGAGCGTTTCGAACTTTTCTATGCTAAAGAGGCTGATCAAGTTCGTTTCGTAAGCGAGTTCAAGATGGGCGTGAATGTTGCCTTCTTGGATGAGATCGCTTCTTTCATTATCTAATTTTAAAAGGTGGGTAATCTTTCTGGGTTACCCACTCTTAACATATAAAACTCAATAAAATGGCTTGTGCTTTAACACAAGGATACACTCTGGATTGCAGAGAAAGTTTAGGCGGTATCAAAGCGGTATGGCTGATTGCTCACGCTAATGTGAGTTCAGTTACAGAGGCTTCTGGTATTGTTTCAGCTATCACTAAAGCAGCCGGAAAGGTATTCTACAAATATGAGTTAGTTAAGAATACAGGTGCTTTGACTGAAACAATTACCGCTTCTGTTGAGAACGGAACTGTGTTTTATGCTCAAGAACTATCTATCGTTCTTAACAAACTTCAAGCAAATACAAGAAATGAAATCTTGTTACTTGCAAAAAATACATTAATGGCAGTTGTTCAAGATGCTAACGACAAATATTGGTTGTTAGGTCGTTATTCTGGTTTAGATGTAACCGGTGGAACTTCTGCAACAGGAACCGCACAAGGAGACCGTAATGGATATTCTCTGACTTTTACAGGTGGCGAGAAAGAACTCTCTCCCGAAGTAAATAGCGGAATTATCGCAGGTCTCGTATCATAAGGCTTTCGTGGTTCGTTATAGGTAGGTAGATTAGCCATCCCTTCGGGGGTGGCTTTTTCTTTATTGTAAAAATTCACGATTTATCTATTTAGTAGTATGATATATTTAACGAAGGGTGCAACAAGTCAAATTATCCTTACTTTAAAGGAGAAACAGACACTTTCAGCACCGAATTATTTATTCGTTTTTACGCATAGGGGCAGTAATATAGAGGTTAAATTTGTTATCCTAAACGCTGCCGATACTTCTGCTTTTAAAGATAGGTTTAATCAATTCTCAATCGTTACAAATACTTATTTCGGTACTCAAGATTCTGGAGAGTGGGAATATCAAATCTACGAACAAACTTCTACCACGAATACGAACCCTGCCAATGCTACCGGATTAGTAGAAACAGGGATAATGAGGCTTTCGGAATCTACTTCTTTTACATATACGAAACACCAACCAAATAACACATTTATAGTACGATGATGGATAATTTAGTTATATTAACATTTGCGGAAGCAAAGCAACCCGAATACAAAGAAAAAAAGGGTGTAGGATATATCGAGTTTGGAGACAAAAACGATTACCCTAATTATTTATTAAGCCTTTACAATAAAAGTGCGAAACATAACGCTATTGTAAAAGGTAAGGTAAACTACATTACAGGAAATGGATGGGCAGCAAAAGAAGATGATGTAAAAGCCGAAGAGTTTATTAATAAGGCTAATCCTTATGAATCTTTGACTGATGTTAGTCGTAAAGTTTCTATTGATATAGAGGTTTTCGGTGGTGCTTATTTAGAGATAGTTTGGAGTAAAATTGGTGGTCAAATTGCTTCTATTAGTCATATTGACTATACAAAAGTTCGTTCTAATAAAGACAATACTCAATATTGGATTAAAGATTGGAATGATAGAAAAGCCGAGGCAGAAGTTGTTTTAGGATATAATAAAGATTTAAGAGAGGGTAAGCAGATTCTTTACATTAAAGAATACAGACCGGGTTTAGATACTTACGCTTTACCGGGTTACATAGGTGCGTTAAATTATATTGAAAGTGATGTTGAGGTTTCCAAGCACGTCTTGGGTAATGCACAAACAGGGTTTTCTGCAAGTAAACTTATTACTTTACCTAACGGAGAACCAACACCGGATGAAAAGAGAAATATTGAAAGAAGATTTACCGAAAGATTTAGCGGTTCAGATGGTAAGAAATTTATTCTTTCTTTCGTTCAAGATATCGCAAAGAAACCTGCGGTTGATGATTTAGGGGCGAGTGATTTAACTAAAGAAGATTTCGGAAGAGTAGATACAATGATTCAGCAGAATATATTTGCAGGACATCAGATAACTACACCTTCTTTATTTGGTATTTTGGTTGAAGGTTCTTTGGGTACTCGTTCCGAGATTAGAGATGGTTACGAGGTTTTCAAGAATACTTATGTAAACGATAAGCAACAATATTTAGAGGGTATTTTTAATTCCTTGGCTGAAATTAACGGAGTAACTACTGAACTTTATATTAAGCCGGTAGAACCGATAAACTTTGAATTTAGCGAAAGCGTTATTTCTCAATTTGCTCCGAAAGAGTGGATTCTTGAAAAGATTGGTGTTGATATGACCAAATACCAAACACCTGTTGAACCTACTCAACAAGGGTTAATCAATGAGCATTTAAAGGGGATGAAAGGTAGAGAATGGCAGAATTTCCAACGGATCATTCGTGAATACAATAAAGGAAAGATTAGTCGGAATCAAGCCATTCAAATGTTAAAGAGTGGTTACGGATTAGATGATGAAGCAATTAACACTTGGTTAGGAGATGAAACCTACGAGCAAAGATTTGATGATATTGATTCCACGATAGAGTTATTTAGTCAATTTGGCGAAGCGGAAGAAGGTTTTAATGTAGTGGCTCGTAAAAAGGTGTTTGTAGGCGATTTAGAGGCTCAAGAATTAGCTTTTAGAGATGAGGTGTTAGATGATACTATCGACAAGAAAATCCTTGATACAATCGCTAAAAACAAGCGTATTCCACCTTTTGATATTGCCAAGGCTTTAGATATCGAAGAGGATGAAGTAAGAAGCAGGATCAATAAAATGGTGGCTTTGGAGATTCTTGAGTACGATGTAGATACTCAAATCAGTAAGTTATTAAAGCCTTTAAATGAGATTTTAGATAAGCCTTTAAAGACAAGTTTTTTGGTTCGTTATGAGTATTCTTGGGATTATTTAAGAACTACCTCAAAGGATAGGAATATGAATACTTCCAGACCTTTTTGCCAAAGATTAATGAGTTTGAAAAAACTTTATACAAGAGGCGAAATCGAACAAATTAGTGCAAGGTTAGGATATGATGTGTTTGCTCGTGCCGGTGGTTGGTGGACTTTACCCGATACGAACATTCACTCTCCTAAATGCAGACACACTTGGAACGCAGTTGTAGTTGTTAAAAAATAAGAAATGAGCAGGAACATACTTTTTATTTCAGTAGATACTATTAAAGACAGAACAGGACTTCACAATAATGTGGATGAAAAGTTAGTGAATCCAGAAATCTTAACCGCACAAGATATGTATATCCTTCCTGCTTTGGGAACGGCTTTATACGAAAGGTTGCAAGATGGGATTGCTAATAACAATCTGACACAAATTGAAACGAGCCTTTTAGATACTTACATAACACCGACACTCGTTTATTATGTAATGAGTGAACTTCCTATGGGATTGAGTTATCAATTCTATAATAAGGGAATGGTTCGTAAATCTGGAGAAGGGCAAGAGAATCCTTCGGCTGCGGAGATTATTGATGTAGCGGATAGATATAGAGCAAGAGCCGAGTTCTACAAACAAAGATTAGTTAAGTATTTAATTGATAGAAGCGGATATAATACTTTTCCAGAATATAACAATCCGGGTTCTACTTACGATACGATGGTTCCCGAAAGACAAGCCTATACTACTTCGATTTGGTTGGATGATTCCGATTGTTGTAGAGGCAAGAGTTTTGAAGAAAAATATCAAGGTAATATAAATCGTTGTTGTGGCGAATAAAACCTATTCTCTTAAAAATCAAAAAAAGCTGCGGCTTTACTTACAAAAACAAGAAAATGGCACTAACGCTCAATCAGATAGTAGCACAGATAACAAGCCTCGGAAATGCTCACAAGCAGATAAAAAGCGTTTACTTCGGTGACTTGTCGGATTACCTATCAAGGGGAACGGAGAATATTTATCCTTCGTTGTTCTTTGATTTAACAGGTGGTAATGTAGGCGAAAGGAATGTTACTTTAAATTTTTCTTTATATTTCTTTGATAGGATGCTACCAGAGGACACTAACGAGACCGAGGTTTTGAGTGACCAATTAGAAATCTGCCAAGATATTATTGCTCAATTAAGGTACAATAACTTTGATTTTGATGAAGGTTTAAGTGCTACTTTGACTTTCTTTACTGAAGATACTCCCGATTTGTTGGCAGGAGTGAGAGCGGATATTACTATCGAACTACCTTATATCGCAGACAGATGCCAAGTTCCATCGACATACACTTTTCCTGCATAATTCTATTTATTTAAAAGCGAAAAATGGCTAATAAGAAAATATCAGAACTCCAGAGTAGAACCCCTGCGTTAAGTGATTTAATGTTAGTGGGAGATCCTTCTTCGGGTTATTCCTATAAAGCGACTGTAACCGCATTAGCGACAATCATTGAAACGGATATTGCCGATGGGTTTGTTACTTTATCTACTACGCAAACAATTAGCGGAGCAAAGACCTTTTCTAATATTATTACCGCTACAAGCGTAGCAAATACTCCTACCGACCCCGATAAATTCTTGACTTTAAACGCAAGTAACCAACTTACATATAGAACCGGAACACAAGTTTTAAGTGACATTGGTGGAGTAGGCGGTAGCGGAACTACTAATTATTTATCTAAATTTTCGGGTTCAACTACGTTAGGTAATTCTCAAATTTTTGATAACGGAACAAACGTAGGAATCAATACAAGCACTCCTGATGCTACTTCATTAGTTGAAGTTAAAAAAACGGATGGTTACGGAGTATATGTAAACTATACAACCAACACTGGAAGTTATCCTACCGCTGCCGGAATATATTTAATAAACAATACATTAACCGGTGGCTATGCTATGATTATTGAAGAAAAAACTCCGGTATTTAATGGCGGTCAATATCCACTTTTAATTACACATAGTTTAAGTAGCGGTACGGCTGCATCGGGTATGGCAACCGGAATACATTTTGGTTTACCGAATGATGCTGGTGTAATACAAAGAACTCAATTATCTATTGACACAACCGATGCTGCTGCTTCAACATATTCAACAAGATATCGTTTTAATTTAAGATATAATAATGCTCAAGTTGTACCGGTTTATATGACCGGTATAGGTTTAGGTGTATTTAATTCAGCACCTTCTTATCCTTTAGACGTAACCGGAGAAACAAGAATTTCTACTATAAATAATGCCACTACCGACACCGATAAATTTTTAGTTAGTGATAGCGGAGTTATTAAATATCGTACCGGAGCGGAAGTTCTTTCGGATATTGGCGGTCAAGGTGCTTTAACTTTAACTACTACCGGAACGAGTGGTGCAGCGACTTTAGTAGGAAATACTTTAAACATTCCTCAATATACCGACCAATATGTAGGTACTGTTACTTCGGTGGCTATGACTGTACCTACCGGATTGACTGTATCTGGAACTCCTATTACTTCAAGCGGTACGTTAGCGGTTAGTTTACAAAGCGGATATTCTATTCCTACTACGGCAAGTCAAGCTAATTGGGATTCGGCTTATAATGATAAAATTAATAGTGCAGCCGTAACCGGAACTACTACTAAAACTTTGACTTTAACGCAACAAGATGGTGGAACTGTAACCGCCTCTTGGAGTGATTTGGATTCGGGTACAATTACCGGAAGCGGTACTACCAACTATATCCCCAAGTTTACAAGTTCAAGTGCAATAGGAAATAGTCAGTTATTTGAAAATGGTTCTAAATTTACTTATGACAATAGTTTAGGGCAAATTGAGTTTGTAAATACAACAGCTGCAAATACTTTATCAAGCTATACAACTGGAGCAGCATCATATAATGATTTTATTACAAGAGCAGCAACGCATCAATGGCTTATTGGTGGTAGTGAGCAAATGCGTCTTACCTCTACTGGCTTGGGAATAGGCACATCTTCCCCAGCATATAAATTAGATGTTTCGGGAACAAGTAATATAACGAGTAGTGCATATTTTGGTGGGTTAGTTCAAATGGCAAATAACAAGGAGTTTCAAATAAAAGATGCAAGTGGAAATCCAGCGAACGTATTATTTATGTTCACCGATAACAATGTTTATTTATCATCTCCAGTTAGTGGCTCAAGTTTAATATTTAGAGGTGTTGGTTATACAGAACGTATGCGTTTAGATGCCTCTGGTAATTTAGGACTAGGAGTAACCCCTTCTGCATGGAGTTTAGGAAAAGCTATTGAAGTTGGCGCATTAGGAAATTCAATTTGGGGAGCAGGTGGTGGAGATATAGCATTATTTTCAAATGCATATTATAATAGTAATTTTATTTATGCATCAAGTAATTATGCAACTGGGTATCGTCAACAAGATGGAGTTCACAAATGGTTAATATCTTCTTCAGGCACAGCAGGTAACGCTATATCCTTTACCCAAGCTATGACCTTGGATGCTTCGGGAAGACTTGGCATAGGTACTTCTACTCCTGCAGAAAAATTAGATGTATATGATAATAGTGCATCAAATGTTTCAATAAAAGTTGGGAACACAAGCGGTGCTTTACAATTATTGCAAGGCAATGGTGCTGCTTATTTATATACCGCTACAAATCAGCCACTCATCTTTAGCAATAACAATAGCGAGAAGATGCGATTAGATGCCTCTGGTAACTTGGGCATTGGCACATCTTCCCCGACATCCAAATTACAAAGCAATAACGCTTCTACCTATAATAGCTCTACACCATCAGGTGCAATTGTAGCTTCTAATTTATCAAATGGAAATGCAATTATTGATATTGGAGTTGATGCAACATATTTAGGATATATTCAGTCAAGGAATTTAACAAATACAACATCTTATAATTTATTATTGAATCCGTTAGCTGGCAATGTAGGTATAGGTACGACTTCCCCAAGCAATAAATTAACAGTCAATGGAACTAATATAGGTATTGATATACAAAATTCAGGAACAACATATTTTAGAACAGAATTAGATGGGGGAAATACTACATATTTAAGTACAATAGGTGCTTATGATATGATATTAAGAACTAACTCTACCGAAAAAATGCGTATCACATCAGGGGGCAATGTAGGTATAGGCACTTCTTCCCCGACACAAGCACTTGATGTATTAGGTATTATTAATATAGGAAGAAATCAAAATGCTTTCGTAACAAATTTTAATATCAATTCAGGAAGTACCCCTATTTCAGCATTTCAAATTAATACAGACCAACCAAATTTAATAGCAGCATTAGTTAGTAGAAATAGTTATGCCTTAACATTTGGAACTTCTGACACCGAGCGAATGAGAATAACAAGTGGGGGAGAGGTTCTTGTAGGTAGTACATCATCGGGATTAAGTTCTTCTGGTAGGGGTGTTATTGAAATAAATGGAACATCTGAATCAATACTTGGATTAAAAGTTAATAATGTAGTAAAGACATATTTATATCAATCAGGTGATAATGTAGAATTTAATAATACCGCAAATGGCTATTTAGCATTAAAAACTAATGCCTCCGAGCGAATGAGAATAACAAATGGGGGAGAATTACTAATAAACACCACAACAGATGCAGGGGATTACAAACTGCAAGTGAATGGGAATGTATATGCAGCGGGAACTCTTGGTATAAATACATCAGGACAAACAAGAACAATATCTACTTATTATGGTGCTAACTCTGATGGACAAAATATTTTTATTGGTGGTGGGGGAACAAGTAGTGTAGGAGCATCAGGAGAAACTTATAAAGGTGCTTACAATACAAGTGTAGGAGTGAATGCACTTTACTCCAACACTACAGGGTATTATAATTCTGCAATGGGAATGTATGCACTTTATTCCAACACTACAGGGTATTATAATTCTGCAATGGGAATGCAAGCACTTTTCTACAACACTACAGGGTATTATAACTCTGCAATGGGAATGCAAGCACTTTACTCCAACACCACAGGGCATAGTAACGCTGCAATGGGAGTGAATGCACTTTACTACAACACCACAGGGCATAGTAACGCTGCTATGGGATTAGATGCACTTTTCTACAACACCACAGGGTATCAAAATACAGGTCTTGGTGTTAGTGCTGGATATTCCCCAACAGACAACATATCAAACAAACGTATTACCACAGATTACGACATGATTTTAATAGGTTATGGTGCCACTAAAAATTCAGCATCACAACTAAATAATTCCATAGCCATAGGAATAGGAACACTTGTTACTGCTTCTAATACAGCCATGTGGGGTAATTCTTCCATGACAAATCATATTTTTCAGGCTGGTAATTTAGAAGTAACTGCTGGCTCAATCAAAACCGCAGCACCTTCTGGTGGAACGGCAAAGCCTTGGAAATTAGGAGAGGCAGGAGTAACATTAGGTGGTTCAAATACAAGCGGAGTTCGTGTGGAAATCGATGGCACAGTATATTATTTAGTAACAGGATATTTACCATAAAAATTTAAATTAAAATAAAATGACAAATTACACTTGGACAATTAGTTCATTAGAGACCGCCCCAAAAGAAGGGCAATTAATCGATGTTGTTAAAATCGTACATTGGCGTTACAAAGGTGTAGATGGAGATTATTCCGCAGAGGTTTATTCTTCTTATGCTTGTGGAGAGCCTTCTTCTACTGATTTTACCGCTTATCCAGACCTAACAGAAGCCGATGTTATTGCTTGGCTTGAGGCAGGTCTTGATGTAGATTCTTTAAAAGCAAACATCGATTCACAAATCGCAGACCAAAAAAACCCGAAAATTGTTACACTTCCTTTACCTTGGAGTGAAAATAACGAAGCATAATCTATTTAAAATAAAACCTATATGAATTTAAAATTGCACGAAGTTCTATCTCTCTATTACGAACTTAACGGAGTAACCAAACAAGGGCAAGAAACGGAAGTTCTTACTCAAGGAATGCTCAAACAGAAAATGTCTTTAAAGACAAAGGTTTACCTTCAGCGACTAAACAAAATCGTAAGCGAAGAGGTAAAACTTTACGAAGAGGCTAAACAAGAACTTTGGAAAAAGTGGGGCGATGAAAAGGATGGAATGATAGAAATTCCTGCCGAAAAGGTCGCCGACTTTAACAAAGAACTTCAAGATTTGCTAACCGCAGAAAAGGAGATTAATGTTTCTGAACTATGGGGAGCGGATTTAAAGGTAGAGCATTTAGAAAGTATTGAAACTGATGAATTTTACCCTGCATTATTTACGCTCATAGATAACAAATGACCGATTTAGTTTTATTTCTCGTAGGACAAGCAATAGCCATTTTAATAGGCTTAATAAGTATTTATGTAAAGGTATCTCTTAAACTCAAAGAATTAGAGATTCGTGTATCGGTAGTAGAAAAGCAAGATGACCAGATATCAAGAAAGTTGGATACTATCGCTAATCAACTAAATGCTTTATCCATTCAATTACAAAATAAACAAGACAGAGAATGAAGTTCGGGTTAAAGGAGTATTTCAAACCTACTCCAAAGCGAATCAGAATGTTTGGAGATTCTCTTGCTGCTGCCGG